GTGGCACTTGATACAGACACTAGCTGGCGATCAGACTGATGGCTACAGTGGAGTACCGGGCATCGGAGTCAAGAGAGCAGGGACACTGTTCAATACAGAAGGCTACAACTGGTCAACAGTTGTGAAAGCATTTACTGATAAAGGACTGACCGAAGACGACGCCCTTTTGAATGCAAGGCTAGCCAGAATACTTACCATAGATGACTATGATACCAAAGAACAAACACCCAAACTCTGGACGCCCCAAGAAGCCTTTGCTATTAACAGTGGAGCAACAGTTCAAGATGAGAGTGATTGAAGATAACTTACGTAAACATTATGATAAGAAGGAGGACGTTGTGACTGTCTTCCTTGCTTTACAAAGACAAAACTTCGCATTAACAAATGCACTTAAAGACTTAATAGAAAACAGTATTATTATTTAAAATGCCAGAACTAATCTCCCGCACTGGACGGGTACAGTCTTGGATCGATGATCCTCATTCAAGACTACCTGTATCATGCACGACCTTCGTTGTTGAAGATAGCATGGAAGGTCCAAACGGCATCGAAGCTAGCTGGAGGTTCGCAAGTCATGCACTACGATATGGTGCAGGCTGTGCAATCCACCTGTCTAAGCTAAGACCAGCCGGACATACAAATGACAAAGGACTTGTGGCTACTGGCCCAGTCAGCTTTGGCAAAATATACTCAGCCTTCAACGAGGTACTTCGTAGAGGTGGAGCTTACAAAAATGGTGCTATAGTATTGCACCTTGATCTATCACACCCTGATGCGGTAGACTTTATAACTGCAAGCAGATCTGAATTACCTTGGGTCAAAAGATGTATCGACATTGACGATGACATGTGGAAGTTTGCAGATCAAACTACAAAGGATGCACTAATCTATGGAATCAAATCAGGAGATGTTTGGCTCAACAAAATCAAACACGACCCCAATACCGGGGAGCGTATCTATGGGAACGTCTGCCTTGAAGTATACTTGCCCTCACGTGGAACTTGCTTGTTACAGCATGTCAATCTCGGTTCCTGTACACTCGACAACCTACAAGAGGCTTTCGTATCAGGCATGTCCGAGTTGTGCGATCTCCATAGTCGGACAGGCGTTGGAGAATCTGGAGAATACCTTACCCCCGAAGTCGACAGACAAGTTGGGCTCGGAGTGCTCGGTCTTGCAAACTTCCTCAGAAGATACAACATCAGCTACGCAGACTTCGGAGAAGCCCTCCGCCTTGTCAACAGAGGATATAGTGCAGCCAACGAAGCCGGTATGGCGGCTACTGCCTTGGACAGAGCGATTTTTGAAGCGGCACAAGTAGCACATAATAACAATATGGTAAGGGCGTTTGCTATTGCACCCACTGCCAGCTGTAGCTATCGCAGTAGAGACCTAGACGGCTTTACATGCACACCCGAGATAGCACCACCAATAGCAAGAAAGGTTGACAGAGATTCCGGCGAGTTCGGAGTAGAGAGAGTCAACTATGGAGACGTTGAGATAGCAAGTGAAGTAGGATGGGACGCATACAAGCGTGTAACAGACGAAATCATGACGATGCTCGATAGGACAGGATTGCTTCATGGCTACAGCTTCAACAGTTGGAGTGATGTAGTTTTATACAGTGAAGCATTTATAGAGGAGTGGCTTGCAAGTCCACAAACCTCTTTGTACTACAGCCTTCAGGTAATGGGAGACGTTCAGGATAAGTCTGATGCTTACGCAGCGTTAGGTGATACTGACGTACAAGATTACTTGGCAAGCATTGTAGAATTAGAAAACAATACAAATGAAATTACATGTGACTGCCAACAATGAACCCCTACATAAAATTACAAAATAGAAAAAGAACATGGACACCAGTCCAACCCACCAAAGGAGTATTAAAAGAAGGTGCTGAAGAAACCATCAAACGTGCACTCGCAATACGTCATATGGAGCTACCAGTTGGAGAATTTATTTCTCAGGGACTGGAGAAAGAAGTCCCGGAAGCAGCGAGGACACTTCTTGAGTCAAACGTACAAGACGAGATTAAACATGATCTCGCTCTGGGCTTCATTGTTGACGCCCATGGGGCTGATCTCAAGTCTGAGCTCGAAGCTAAGAGGTTAAGAGATGCTTGGATTGCACACCCTGACCACACTATTACCAAAGCTCTCGTTGCAGAGCGAGCTATATTTTTTGTTCTACTACCTATGTTTCGCTTTCTTGGTGACGCTGCTCTCAGAACAGTATCAGCTGATATATCCAGAGATGAACAGATACACGTTGCGACAAATAGTCTCGTATGTGCTGAGTTGGGTCTTGTTCCTAGCACTTCTTTGGATAAGCTTCGGAAGGCAACTATACATTGGGTACTACAACCCCTAAGAGAGAACCACACTGATAAATATTTAGCGAAAAAATTTTGGCTGGATGCGAGCGATCAGTTAATGTATCAGGGCAAAGCCCCCCAGTTCTCAGACACAAAAGCAGCTCGTATGCCAGCGTTCTTTGAACATGCAAACACCAACCTCCCACAATATGCTTGAGTCCATCATCGGACCAACCATTAGTTCTATACAAGTAGAGCTAGAAGAAAACTTCCCACCTGTTAATCCACATCCGAAGCAAGGCCTCGGCTCGGTCATGTATTTAGCCGGTCAACGCTCGGTGGTCGAGTGGTACAACAAACGTATTAGTAAAGACAATGAGTAAGAGAGCAAGAAAAGCCCGGCGAATGGCTCAACGCAAAAAAGTTCAGAAGAGGTTTAAAGCGAGAGTCAAAGCCGGTAAGTCTGGATTGACTGGTGGAGCCAAGGGTACTAGAACTAACCAAGCCAAACGAGGACAACCTGATACCAGTACCATAGGTAAGTATCGAGCAGCCCAGAGGCAACGAATATCAGATGCAGCCAGATCACGTAATGCTACTTTCCAAGCTAACCGAAAATTAAAAGCAGCTGGAGGTACATCTGCACAGGTTGCTAAAGACAACCAGATGTATGGTAACACCGTACCAGCTGGTTCGTTTGGTTTTAGTGCAGAAGGTAGAGCACAAGCAGCAGCAAACAGAGCTGAAGCAGCAGCAGCTAAGAAAGAAGTTACAAGAAAGAGTACGTTTGATCCGAACAGAGCTCTTAACTATGCTAAAGGATTAAATCTTTTTAACACAGCTAACATGATGGCTCCCGGTGGAAACATTGGTTCATGGTATAACCAAGGTGCTGCTCCCGGTAAATCATGGAAGCAAGTACTAGGCGATGAGATAAGTATGTCTCAACGTACAAAAGGTGTAGGAAAAGGAGGATGGAATCCATTTCGTGGCATGCCCGGGTATGGTAGTATTAGAAATGTACTAACAGGTAAACCATTCAACACAAAGTTTGAAGGTGGTTTCGAGACAGGACCAACGGAAGCAAACAGAAGAGTATTTAATAACTTAACTAAGGTTGGTATAGGTACTGCTCTATTTAATCAAGGTAAAACTGGTAGTATTACAGACCAAATTGCTAACGAAACAATCGGTAAGTTTAATCCTTATGCTGGTACTGCTGGTACAGATCAGTTTTCAACAGAGGCAGCAGCAGCTAGAGAACGTGGACCACTATTATCAATAGGTAATTTTAAAGTACCAGAGTTTGGTTTATCAGAATACATGGGTATCAATACTGCTGACAGAGCACCTAAAAATGTTCAAGTTGCAAGCACAGATGCTGGTGGATTAAACATCGGCGGTGGTGTAGACAGTGGAGAAACTGAAGGTAATAAAACAGGGCGTACATTAACAGCAAGGTTTAATAAGCCGGGCTTGGATACATTAGCTGGTGGACTTGACTTTGCAACCAATGATAAATTTGACTTTGACAATTTAGGTAAAGGTCTATTTGGATACGGTGCAGTAACTCCAAGTAATGTTATTAATGATGCTATGTCTATAGCTCAAAACAAGAACCTAACCGTTAAGGACATGGGTACTTTTCTTAATACAGTTAAGGACGTTTCAACATCTGATGACAAGCTTGGTACTGTTAAGAATATTTTATCAAACCAAGATGCTACAGGTAGACTTCTTGGTCCAGTATATAATCAACTTCGTGACAGTGAAATTGTAGATAGTTTAGCAACAAAAAAATTAGGCTTACCTGATAACTACGGAG